GAAAAACTAGTCAATAAAGTCAAAAGTATCGCACAAAAGGTTGGCGGTACTGCACATATCGTAGTTTCGCACTCTCAAGATTCTGAGAAAAATCCACTCTCCGCAGCACAAAAATTAAAACATGCTAAACGTGCATTTCCTGGTGTCCATGTTATGGCATCAGACAAAGAGGCACCAAATTTTTTAGCACAGGCCGCCAAGTTACACAAAGCAGGTGTGACTCATTTTCATATGGTTGGTGGCCAAGATCGTGTAGAAGAATTTCATAATCTTCTACACAAATATAATGGTGTAAAAGGACCACATGGTCGTTTTAATTTTAAAAAGATAGAAGTACACTCAGCAGGTGATAGAGATCCTGATTCTGAAGGTGTAGAAGGTATGTCAGCAAGTAAGATGAGAGAACACGCAAAAACAAATAATTTTGCTCACTTTAAAAAAGGTGTGCCATCAACAATGTCACATGAACATGCATTTGAAATGTTCAAAGATGTTCGTAAAGGTATGGGATTGAAAGAAGATGTGAACACCGATTTTGAAGAATTACTTAATGAAGGTGTGCATGACAAATCAATCTTCAAAGCAGTTTTCTTGGCAGGTGGTCCTGGTTCTGGTAAAGATTATGTTTTGGATAATACATTACAAGGACATGGTCTTGTTGAAATTAATTCTGATAAGGCATTAGAGTTTTTAATGGACAAACATGGTCTTGATAAAACAATGCCTGCAACCGAGAAACATCGCCGTGATTTAGTTCGTGGTAAAGCCAAGAATATGACTGAGTTGCGTCAACGCCTTGCATTAATGGGTCGTAATGGTCTTATCATTAATGGTACAGGTGATGATGCAGAAAAGATTGGAACAATTAAAAAGAAGTTAGAAGAATTAGGTTACGAGTCATCAATGGTAATGGTGAATACTGCTGATGATGTGTCGATGCAAAGAAACATTGAACGTGGCCAAAGAGGTGGTCGTACAGTACCAGAAGAAATAAGAAAACAAAAATGGGATGCATCACAAAATGCAAGACCAAAGTATGCAGAAATGTTTAAAGATAACTATCATGAGTTTGACAATTCACAAGATTTGCGTACTGCACCACCAGAAGTTGTAAAAGCAAAAACAGAAGAATTAACACAAATTTATAAAAACATTCAAAAGTTTACAAATAAACCAGCGAAGAATGATACATCTAAAAATTGGATTGCTTCTGAATTACAGAGAAAAGATCTGATGAAAGTAAACAAAGAAGTTGAAGTAAAAGAACCACATTCATCATCTAAGGCTGCAGAAGATGCCAAGAAAAGAGGTTTACAATATTATGGTTTTGGTAGATATGGAACGAATGGTAAAGTTACATTCCGTTCTGTGCATGATAGATTAGTTGAAGTACCGAAAGAACCTATGAAAAAACCTGTCAACGAAGAATTTGAAGAATTGATTGCAGAAGATTTACGCAAGTGGTTTAGTAAAACAGATCCAGAAGGTGGTTGGAAAAGAATTAACAGTAAAGGTGAAGCAATTGGTCCTTGTGCAAGAGAACCAGGTGAACCAAAACCAAAATGTATGTCAAATGAGAAGCGTGCTAAATTAAGTAAAAAAGAAAGAGCATCAGCAGTTGCAGCTAAACGCCGCCATGATCCTGTTGCTGATCGATCTGGTAAAGGTGGAAAACCTGTAAACGTTTCTAATTTTGGTAAAGGTAAATTATCTGAATCATATGAATTATCCGATAGAGATTCATTAAATGTATTATTGTTAGGCACTTCAATTGATGAAGTTGATCTTAATAATTTTGAAGAACAAAAGAAACCAAAATATCTTACGGATAAAAATGGTAAAGTAAGAACATTTATGCTTCGAGCAGCTGCTGCAAGAGAAGCACATACACAGAATGGTATTGTAATGCCATATAAAAATGGTTATGTAATTAAATTAAACGAGGAGAATGAAGATGTTAAACTTTCTGAAGAATCTATTTTCAACACCACAACCAGAAGTTCTGGACTCATTAGCGAAAACACCAAGCCAGAGAAAAGAAGAATCATCGGCGGCACCACAGCCTACGGTTTCGCAAAAAAGCACGCCTACGCCGGAGAAGAAACCAGCAGTGATGAAGAATCCTCCGGCCAAATCAAAAAAATCACCCTCGCCGAAATCTGGAAAAGGAAAAAAGAAGTAAAAGAATCAATTGACAAAGGCATCGAACCAGGTATTTCTATGGCAGCTGCCGGCGAATCAATTGGTCGAGATATGGGTGAAAAGAACCGTAAAAAAGATGGTAAAGTTACGGTTACAAATGAAATGACTGGTGATGAAACTGGTGCATCGATTGGTGCTCAGAAAGAAGATGAATTAAAGAAAAAAGGAATTAACCTTTCAACATTTAAAACAAAGAACCCAATATGAAAAGACTAAAAGATTTTATTGCAGAACGTTGCTGGCCAGGATACAAACCTGCTCCAGGAAAAACTGCATACTCAAAAGGTTCTTGCGTAAAAGAAGAAGAACAAATCGATGAAGTGGCCGCATGGCAACGCAAAGAAGGTAAAAATCCTGAAGGTGGTTTGAATCGTAAAGGTATTGAATCATATCGCCGTGAAAATCCAGGTTCAAAACTTTCAATGGCAGTCACAACAAAACCAAGCAAATTGAAACCTGGTTCAAAAGCCGCTAATCGCCGTAAATCATTCTGTGCAAGAATGGGTGGAATGAAGAAGCGTTTAACATCTGCTAAAACCGCAAATGATCCCGATTCACGCATCAATAAAGCACTAAGAAAGTGGAACTGTTAATATATTATGACACAATTTACGACACAAACAAATCAGTTTTTAAACACCAATAGGCACATCTATGAGGTCATGTATTTGGCCAATGGTGCCAATGGTGATATTGTGTCGACCGGAAATAGATTGCCAGTTGATGCTGCATTTTCTGGCACTGCTGGTGATGCTTTTGGCCGTTTGCGTGTTGCAGAACCATTTACACTTGGTGACTACAAACATCTTTACGCAATTGACCCAAACTTTATAGATTTTACTGCAAATGGCGGTTCAGTTGTGTTTACAGGAAATACTGCTTCTGCTACACTATCAACAAACAATAGCACATCATCTGTATCGGTACACCAAAGTAAATTTTATCATAGTTATCAACCAGGCAAATCACAAGTTATTCTTTCTTCTGTTGTGTTTGGGTACGCACAACAAAATGTGACAAAGAGAACTGGATACTTTGATGACCGTGATGGAATTTATTTTGAGCAAGTTGGTTCAAACACATCAACCGGCACAGATAACGGAACATTAAATTTTGTAATTCGTTCTTTTGTTACTGGTACTCCATTAGAAACAGATATTGGTTCTTATAAGCGTAGAGTGCCACAATCACAATGGAATGTTGACCGCTGTGATGGCACAGGAGCATCAGGTTTCAATATCGATACTTCAAAAACACAATTAATTTATATTGACTTTCAATGGTTAGGTGTTGGTCGTGTTCGTGTTGGTTTTGTTCACGATGGTGCGTTTATTATAGCACATGAATACTATCACTCAAATGTATTGGATGAAGTTTATATTTCAAATCCAAATTTACCAGTTCGTTGTGAAATAAGAAATACAGGAACAACTTCTGGCGGTTCTATGGATCAAATATGTGCTACTGTTATTGCAGAGGGTGGTTACAATGAATCTGGACTTGATTGGTCGGTTGTTGGTGATGCAAGAACAACAGCTACACCATCTGCGACAGAATTGCCACTTATTGCATTGAGATTAAAAAATACATTTCAAACTTACCCTAATAGATTAAGTGTAAAATTGGAAACTCTTTCACTATATGCGGAAACAAATAGTATTATTTTTAAGATTATAAAATTACCAAATCAAGGACATTTGGCAAATAGCACAGGTGCGTTAGTGTGGACTTCAGCAGATTCGGATAGTGGTTGTGAATATTGCGTTAATGCTAATACATATGATTCAGCTAACGGAGATATGTTATTGTCTGGATTTGTTCCGTCAGGGTCATCACAAAATTCCTTGTCACCAGTAAGCACCGGAGGAATTTCTACCGCAAAGAAAAATATTATTACACAAAATTTTGATTCAACAAATTCAGAAGTATATGTAGTAGTGGTCAGAACAATTACAACAGCCGGTAATCAATCTGCAACCGTAGCAGCTGCATTACAATGGCGAGAAATTTATTAAAACTCAGGAGAAAAACCATGCAATTTGACAACCAAAAAACAAGAAATGTCGCAGATGTAGTTGCCAAGATTTTGGCTGGTGAATCTGCAAAGCAGGAACCAAAGATGTTGGAAGAAGAATTAAAAGGTCAACAACATAAGATTGATGCCAATAAAAATAACAAGATTGATGCTCACGACTTCAAACTGCTTCGTGCTAAAAAAGAAGTGAAGAAAGAAGAAGTAGAGCAGATTGATGAAGTATTTGAAAAAGATGATCCTGTAGGCACCAAAAAGAAAACAACTATGGGAACAGCAACAAAAACTGCAACAGGTATGAAACACGAAAGAACACCCGAGAAAGATCTTGAAGCAGGCGTCACAGATTGGGATAAAGAAGAAAGATTAGCAAAAAGACATTTGAGTCCTAAACCTGCTAAGAAAAAATATGGTGCTCGTCAAAATTATATTCGTTCTACCCGTGTAAATGAATCTTTTACAGGATTACTTTCACAGTATCAAGAAGGCGGATTAAAGAATCTTTTTGAATCACTTAAAAAAGAAGAAGAAGTTTTAAATGAAGAAGTAAAAGAAGAAACTGTAGAAGTTGAAGTCACCGATTTAAATGCAACAAATGGTGTTGCCATCGAAACCATTGAAGAGCGTACACTTACAGAGCCAGAAACTGCAAAGAAAGAAGAAATTGTTAAGTCGATGAAAAAGAAAATGTCTGGCTTTAAACAGCGTTATGGTGAGGACGCTAAATCAGTAATGTATGCCACCGCCACCAAAATGGCCAAGAAAGGTGCCTGAAATGAAAAAACCGTCTGAAGTTTTCAGCAGTATTCGTTACGCTAAAGGTAAATCAAAAGATAAACCTCATACATCAACAGACAATGAGGAACATTATACCGTTGGCGAAAAAGAATACGATCAACAAGTAAAACATGTCAAAAAAATGGCGATGCAGGAACAAAGTGATACCATGGAAAAAGTTGAAATGGTAAAATCACAATTGCATTTCATCAAATATGCTTGCGAAGAAATTCTTGAATATATTGATATGGGCGGTGAAGTTGAAGAATGGTATCAAGTTAAAGTTGCCAAATCTTTTAGTGAGTTTGAAAGTCTCCATGCATTTATGGAAGGCGAATCTCGCCGTAAAGGTATGAAAGAAGAAGTGGAACAGTTAGATGAATTATCACCATCTACAGTTTCTTCTTATAAAACTCAAGCACAAAAAAGTATTCAACAATTAAAACCACATGCCGAAAAAGGTGAGTATCGTGATATTGCTAAAAATATCATGCAACGCCGTCAAAAAGGCCTTGCTGCAGCCATGAAGCGTGAAGAAGTAGAACAGTTAGATGAAAAGAATGTTCCTACGAACCCATCTTTATGGTCGAGAGCAAAAGCGTTAGCACGATCAAAGTTTGATGTGTATCCATCAGCATATGCAAATGGTTGGGCATCAAAATGGTATAAAGGAAAAGGTGGTGGTTGGAAATCTGTAAGTGAATCTGTAGAAAATCCTCCATTCGAAGGTGGTACAAAATCAAAAGAAAAAGTAGTACCCGGCAAACATGGTAAAGGATATTCGACTGCTCGCCATCTTGCTCGTATGGCCATGAAAAAACAAGTCGAAAAGATGAAAAAGGCACCTATGAAAGAAGAAACTCGTAAGGCTGCTATTGTAAAAGACATTATGAAGAAGAAAACTGAACCCGATGATAAGTTTCAAGCAAATCCAACACTTACTTCACAGGTTCAAAAGGTCGATAACGCAGTAACATAAATACCAAATAAATTTTTAGGAGAAAGAAATGCCTTTATTTTCTGCAACTGATGCCAATACTGGCGCACCAAAATTTGCCGTTGCTGGCGGACTCGGTGTGTCTGCTAATGGTTATACACTCTATGCAAATACTACTACTGGTGCGTATGTACCAGGCGCCGCTATCGGTGTTTTTGGTGTAGATACTACAGAGATTGCTCTTGCTGCAAACAAAGCAAACAAACCAGCTCATACTGGTTGGGTTTTACGCACAGCAGGAACAGGTGGTCGTGAAGGTCGTGTGCAAACGGAAGTCATTGTTGCTGGCGGTATGAGTGGAGACATTCAAACAACAGCTAATGATAATATCGTTTACGCTAACACCTAATGATTCACTTTAAAGAATTTCTGAATATAGATCCAGGTCAAGCAGAAGAAGCGCACGAGCCTTCTCAACGTGCATCTTCTTCTGTTTTAAACCCTCATATTCAGAGTGAAATAAACAGTTTGTTATACAGGGAACTAAATGAGTTTCCTGTACCAAACGCACAGGCTGGCATACAAAAGATTCGCAAAACATTACATCGTTTTGGTCTTGATATGCCTGCTCTATATGATTTAGATCCTGAAGGTGATGAAATTACTTTTGATTTAAATCAGTATGACAACCCTGATGTAATGATTTACCTTTATGTTTTATATGCTATTACCGATGACGGTTATTATGATTTCTATGCACAGGTAGGTGATGAAGAAACAATTGATAATCTAGTATCGGAGGAAGATAACGAAGAATAATGTCTTTTGATAACTTGACGAATGATAATATTATGATGTATGCAATTAAATCGTATGATAGTCCTAATTGTGTAATGAGTGAATTTACTGAGGATATGAAACGATTTAATTATATCAAAAGACTTTTTCGGCGTTATACAAAATACGGTGAATTAAGAGAACGTTTGATTCTTAATCATCTGATAGTTTTATATAATGTTTTTGGTGTTGAACCAACCACACGCATGTTATTTTTTAAGATTAGTAAAAGTGATTGGTCTGCATTAAAAACTTATTTGTTGTTTTTAAGTTATATGCCAATTACGGTAAGAGGCATTAAAGGACAAAATATACAATCATCTGATATTGCTGTTGATATGACAATTGCAGATGTACTAAGAGACATAAAATGACCTGGTCAGACAAATATAAAAGAAGTATCGACTGTAATAATCCAAAAGGATTTTCACAGAGAGCTCATTGTCAAGGCAGAAAAAAGAGATTGAAAGAAGAAATGCCTGTCAACAATGTAAGTGGTGGTAATATTGCTGGGCTTGGTGTTGGACCTCAAGGTGAGCCAGGTGTTAAAAAAAGAAAGACTGCTTCGTTTATTGCTTACATGAGAAGAAAGAATGTTCCAAACAATTAAACTTGTCATTGTTTTGATTATCATTGCTGGTTTGGCCGCAGGTGGTTGGTATGTTACAAATCTAAAGGCAGACTTAGCGGTATCTGAAATGAACAATCAGAAGTTACAAGATGGTATACAAAAACAACAAGAATTATTAGAACAACAACAAAAAGATATTACACAAATACAAGAAACAAATAAAGAACTGGCACAACAAAACGAAAAGAATAAAAAAGATGTAGATTCTCTTTCAAAGAAATTTTCTAAAAGAGATATTGGTGAAAGAGCAATAGAGAATCCAGAATTAGTAGAAAAGTTAGTAAATCGTGGTACAATAAATGCTCTGCGTTGTATTGAATTGGCATCAGGTGCACCACTTAACGAAAAAGAAAAAGCAGCTAAAACCCCTGTAGAGGCAAACCGTGAATGTCCGTCCCTTATTGATCGCAACTATACTGCTCCCTCTCATTAGTGGTTGTTCTATACTTGGTTGGAAGTCTGTAGAGCCAATTGAGATAAAAACAAAAGCTGTAGAGAGAACAAGGTTAAACTTGTCCGACCCAGCACCAATTCAGGCAAGAGAATTACAATGGGTTATTATTACAAAAGATAATGCTCAAGAAGTTTTTAAACGATTAGAAGAAAAAGGTGTTGATATAGTTCTGTTTGGATTGACCGATGAAGGTTATGAACAGTTAGCATTGACGATGGCAGAATTAAGAAACTATATTGCACAACAGAAAACAATCATCATTAAATATAAAGATTACTACGAGCCTAAGGAAAAATAAAAATGCCGTTAACACAAATTCAACCAGGTTCTTATGAAGCCGCATCAATTAACACAACAGATTTAGGTGCAAATGTAACGGCAACTTATGCGACCTATGCGGCCGTTGCAGCCAATCTTACACCAAGAATCACTACAGTCAATGTCGCCAATAGTTCTTATACAGTATTAGATGATACTGCTGTAAATACAGCTGGTGGATATCTAGTAATTACTGGTGCAAACTTTCAATCTGGTGCTATTGTAACAATCGATACAACAAATGCAACAAGCACTACATTTATTAACAGTACTACATTAAGAGTTCAAACACAATCAAGAACTGCTGGTTCATATAATTTATATGTTACAAATCCAGATGGTGGAACTGCAATTAAAATTTTAGGTGTAACTTACTCAAATACTCCAATATGGGGTACAGCAGCCACTTTAAGTGGTCAGGTATCTAATACGGCCTTTGCTGTAAACATTAGTGCCAATTCAGATTCAGCTGTAACTTATAGCAATACTACGGCATTACCAGCAGGTACCACATTATTGGCTAATGGGCTTTTTTATGGTACTGTAAGTATTGGTGCAGAAACTACGTATTCATTTGATGTAAATGCTATTGATGCTGAGTTACAAGATACACCAAGAACATTTAGCTTGACGGTTACAGTACCACCTCCTTGGATCACAGGAGCATTATGGGTTTGGGGTGATGATACTAACGGTCAGTCTGGATTAAATGTTCCAGTTAATACAACTAGATCAAGTCCTGTTCAAGTTGGATCAGATACTACATGGACAAGTGAACAAGGTGCTAATGGCGCAACTAATGGCAGTAGAATTGCCATAAAAACTAATAATACTTTATGGGCTTGGGGTTCTGGCACCGGTGGCATTTTAGGACTTAATGATGCTATTAATCGATCAAGTCCTGTGCAAATAGGTACAGCAACAAATTGGAGTAAAGTCGGTCAAGGCCAAGGTGGAACATGTTTTTTCGCAATTAAAACTGATGGTACTCTTTGGACTTGGGGACCATCTAATGCAGTAATGGGACTTAATGATGCTATTCACCATTCTAATAATCGATCAAGTCCTACTCAAATAGGCACAGAAACAACCTGGAATGGCATTTGGGCTGGCCAAAACGTTGTAACTGCTACTAAAACTGATAATACATTATGGGTTTGGGGTTCTGGCTCTAATGGTTCATTGGGACTTAATGATGTTATTAATCGATCAAGTCCTACTCAAGTAACATTTTCAAATTGGTCAAAAATTAATGTTGGTCAGTTTTTAATATCTATTGTTAAAACAGATGGTACTCTTTGGATGTTTGGAGGAAATAATATTCAAGGAGTTTACGGAAATGATACTGCCGTCAATGTATCAAGCCCAATACAAATTGGTTCTTCTACAAATTGGCGAGAAGTCTGGCCAGGTCAAACAGTATGTTTTGGAGTTAAAACAGATGGAACAGCATGGGTTTGGGGAAGTTCTGCATATGGTAACACAGGTTTGAATGATCTTGTTTCTCGATCAAGTCCAACACAATTAGGATCACTTACTACATGGAAATCTGGTAGAATATTTGGTGGTCATGCATTGGCTATTACAACTTCAAATCAATTATTTACATGGGGAAGAAATATTAATGGAATGCTTGGAGACAATATAACATACGGCGCTAATAGATCTTCTCCTGCTCAAGTAGGATCTGCAACAAATTGGCAATTTGCACAAATAGGCGGTACAACAACAGCATTTGCACTTCGCTCATAAAATAACAGAGAAAAACAAATGGCACTCACTAAAATATCTTCAAATGAAATTCAAACTGGTGCAGTTACATCAGATAAAATTGCAACCAACGTATCACTTGGTGGTCCTCAAATAGGTACAGCAACAACATGGAAAAATGTTTATCCATTATATTATGGTCAACTAGGTATTGGTGAATAAAATGAAATCTTTAATCCTCTCCATACTCCTTACAACCACTCTTTCAGGCTGTGCGGTTGGTTATAAAGTCTACGATGCCTTCTTTATGGCTAAATATGATAACCTTGAATATGCATTGACCAACAAAGTCCGCACACTATCTGAATTGGCTGTTGAAGATTGTAAAGACCAAAGCAAATCAAAAGATAATTTTGAAGGTCTCTATTTCATTTCAGTAGAGTTGAAAAACTTTACACAATATTTACCTGATAATCCTGATGCTCACAAATTGGCAGGCAACCTCGTAGAATTAACAAAACAAGGAAGGGAATTGTATGCTAAAGGTACTGGTGTTTCTGAAGGTTTTTGCCGAATCAAGTTACAACAAATTAATCGGTCTGCTGAAGTGGCCCAAAAAGTAATAGGAAAGAAACCAAGATGACTTTAAATGAAATAGATGCTTCATATCGTGAAGCTACATCAATGTTTGAACAAGGTGAAATTACCAAAGAAGAATATTTAAATTTTCTTCGTGGGTTTGAAATTGAAAAAACCGTAACAATGAACGCAGAAGAAATGCAGCAGAAAGAACAACTTCATGCTGCAATTACAACTGCTATTTCAATTGTGAGTGCTTTGGCGTGAATTGGTTTCACAGCATGTTATCTGATGGTACAGATGATCTTATCAGCAGTAAAAGAGCAGTAACAATCGCCGCATTTGTTTTGTGTGCTATCGCCTTTGTTGCAGATTTATTTTGGGATTATAAGGTAGATCCAAATGTGTTTGAGGGTATGATGTATATTGCCATCGCCGGCCTTGGAGTTACTGCCTCAGAAAAATTTGCTAAAAAGAGCGAGGCACCAAAACTATGAAAATAAATAATATGTCTTACCATTTACAAGATGTTACACTAACCCCTGTTGAACCAAAACGTTTTGCAGAATATGTGCAAGATAAACAACAAACGGATGCAGAAGTAAAAGCGGTTCTTGAAAAAATAGATCAAGAAATGGTAGATTTGAAATGCCTACTATCACAAATTGCCGCAATAAGGTGTAACAAAGATGTATCCTGAAGAAGAAAAAATACACAACATAGAAATGAAAGTTGGCTTGCTCGAAAAAGATATACAGCAAGTTGATCGTGTGTGTGAAAAACTATCCGAATCAATTGAAAAGATTCAAGAAATGAATGACAACATGATTCGTATGTTGACTATTCATGAACAACGCCATGAACAGCACGAAAAGGCAGAAGATAATTTGCAAGAAGATATTAAAGAACTGCACTCAAGAATTACCACAATTAGCCGTGAAATTCATGATAGAATAGATCAGGTCGAATTTCGTATTACCGAAAGACTTGACAATATTCGTGCCGATCTGATTCGCCATAAAGAAGAAGATGGTGGCAATAAAGTTGGTGCTACATTAAAAGAAATAGACAAATATAAATGGATGATATTAGGTGCAGCTATTGCTATCGGTTGGATTATCGGCAACGTCAATCTAGGTGTTTTAGGTACACTTTTCAAATAAACTTGTTTTTGTTGTAGTTTTCTGTTACACTTTACATTATGTTATCTGTTGATTCTAAATACATCCGTCTACTCTCATTCCGTCTGCGAAACTTTAAGCAGAAGAATGATTACCTTTGGAATTTTTCCTGTCCCATATGCGGTGACAGTAAGAAAAATAAAACAAAGGCTCGTGGATATGTGTACCGTAAATTAAATGATTTGTTTTATTCCTGCCATAATTGTGGTGCAGGGTTAAGTATTGGTAATTTTATAAAGTTCGTTGATGAAAATTTACACAAAGAATACACACTTGAGCGATACACATCAGGTAAGACCAATAACTCCTCGCTCGCTAACACAGTCCTCAACATCAGCCCACCGAAATTTGATCGAATTGAAAAGGCGAAAACATTTGACCATGCCGAATGGGTCAGCAAACTCCCAAGTGGACATTTTTGTTTAGATTATGTTTCAAACAGAAAAATACCAATCGAGTTTCACGATAAGTTATTGTTTACTGAGCATTACAAACAATTCATTGATACTCTGATACCAAATCATGGCAAAATTTTATATGATGATCCACGACTTGTAATACCCTTTTATGATGAATATGATGAATTAATTGCAGTATCAGGTCGTGCATTGGTAAAAAGCGAAAGAGAATTGAGATACATTACGATTCGCACCAATGACTCTCAAAGTAAGTTGATATTTGGCATGGATCGTGTAGATTTATCAAAAGATGTTTATATTGTAGAAGGACCACTTGATTCATTGTTTATAAGTAACTGTATAGCAAGTGGTGACGCAAATCTTTCATTGACAGCAAAAAATATTTCAGCAGGTAAAAAGATTTTAATTTTTGATAATGAACCAAGAAATAAAGAAGTGATGAATTTGATGCAAAATGCCATTAAATCCGATCAATATGTCGTTATTTGGCCTAATACGATGAGAGGTAAAGACATAAACGAAATGATTATGAATGGTTATACTCAAAGTGAGATACAAGAAATTATAAGTAGTAACTCCTTCAAAGGTCTTGAAGCGCAAGCTAAATTTACATTTTGGAAAAAAATATGAAAGTTGAATTGATTAGTTATTCTCAACCTGATGTATATTTTGTTGAGAATATGACAGAATTGGTTGCCTTCTGTGCGAGAGTGTCGAATCCAAGCAATCAATCTAATAAAGATACAAGTGACAAATTGATTCGTTATCTTATCAAACATGCTCATTGGAGTCCTTTAGAAATGGTGAGCATGTGTTTAGAAATAGAAACTACAAGAGATATTGCGAGACAAATGTTACGTCACCGTTCTTTTTCTTTTCAAGAGTTTAGTCAAAGATACGCCGATCCAACAAAAGAATTAGATTTTGTAATTCGTGAAGCAAGATTACAAGATGAAAAGAATCGTCAAAATAGTATTGAGACAGAAGATAACTTATTACAAATAGAATGGGAAAGAGCTCAGAAAAGAGTTTTGTTTGCAGCCAAAAGAGAATATGAATGGGCTATCAAAAATGGTATTGCAAAAGAACAGGCTCGTGCAGTATTACCTGAAGGACTTACAGTATCTAGATTATACATGAATGGAACACTCAGATCATGGATTCACTACATACAACTTCGCTCTGCGAATGGCACACAAAAAGAACACATGGAAATTGCACGTAAATGTGCAGAAGTAATCGCCAAAGTATTTCCGATGGCGAATGAATTTGTAACAAAATAATAATAACATTGGAGTATTGGATGAACAATATCGTTCACGGCATCACCGTTGATTTCACTAGAGATTCGTTATTTGATGAATTAGGCATTAAAAGGTTAAAAGAAAGTTATATGCGTGAAGATGAAACTTCACCACAAGAAAGGTTTGCATATGTCTCTAAACATTTTGGGTCGAACATTGAACACTCGCAAAGGCTTTATGAGTATTCTTCTCGACATTGGCTTTCTTATAGTACTCCCATTTTATCTTTTGGTCGGAGTAAGCGTGGTCTTCCTATTTCATGTTTTCTTCCATATTTGGATGATTCTGCGGAAGGCCTTGTTGATTGTTTATCTGAAGTTAACTGGCTCTCAATGTTAGGTGGAGGTATAGGAATTGGAATTGGAATTCGTAGTTCAGATGATAAGTCGGTTGGTGTTATGCCTCATTTGCGTACCTATGATGCTTCATCACTTGCTTATCGGCAAGGCCGAACAAGGCGTGGTTCTTACGCTGCTTATCTTGATATTTCTCATCCTGATATTCTCATTTTTTTAGAGATGCGTAAACCAACAGGCGACCAAAATATGCGTTGCTTGAATCTACATCATGGCATCAATATTACAGATGACTTCATGTATCTAATCGAAAAGTGTATGTTAGACCCAAATGCAGATGATACATGGGAACTTAAAGACCCACATAGTGGTGAAGTGCGTGATACGGTACCTGCTCGTGAATTGTGGCAACGCATACTTGAGATTCGTATGCAAACAGGTGAACCATATTTGCATTTCATTGATACAAGTAATGCAGCGATGCCAGAGTTTCAAAAGAAATTAGGCCTATCAATCAAACAATCTAATTTGTGTAGTGAAATTATTTTACCAACAGATAAAGAACGCACAGCCGTATGTTGTTTATCATCAGTTAATTTGGAGTATTTTGATGAATGGAAATCTGACCCATTATTTTTGCGTGACGTTGCCGAAATGCTTGATAATGTCTTGCAGTACTTTATTGACAATGCTCCTGACACTATTGCTCGTGCAAAGTATAGTGCCCAGCGGGAGCGTTCTATTGGTATCGGTGCTCTTGGGTTCCATGCTTATTTGCAGCGAAACAATTTGGCTTGGGAATCTGCTTTGGCCACATCAGCCAACAACAAAATCTTTAAACACATTAGAGCACACTTAGATCAAGCAAACATATATCTTGGTAAACAAAGGGGTGAAGCTCCTGACGCTAAAGGTACCGGTTTACGCTTTAGTCATATGCTCGCTATTGCTCCTAATGCTAGTTCATCCATCATTATGGGTAACACTAGCCCTTCTGTTGAACCTTTTCGAGCTAATGCTTATCGACAAGACACATTGAGTGGTGCATTTTTAAACAAGAACAAATATTTGGATAAAATCATCAAGGAGAAATGCGATGCAGACAGTAAACTCGACTACAATGAGATTTGGTCATCAATTATCTCAAACGATGGATCCATTCAACACCTTGACTTTCTCGATGAATGGACGAAAGATGTGTATAAAACCTCTATGGAAATTGACCAAAGATGGGTTGTGGACCATGCAGCTAACAGACAAAGTTACATTGACCAAGCGCAATCTATCAATCTCTTTTTTCGACCAGATGTTAACGTAAAATATCTCCATGCTGTACACTTTCAAGCATGGAAACAAGGGTTGAAAACACTTTACTATTGTCGTTCTGAAAAATTGGCCAAAGCCGATAAAGTAAGTAAAAAGATTGAACGCCAAGTGATACAAGAAATTGATTTGAAACAATTGGCGACTGAAGAAGTGTGTTTGGCCTGTGAAGGTTAATGTTGTACTAAGAACTTGCGATAGAGTATCTTTGGCTACCGATAGAATAGTGCCAAAGGATGAATGTATAGTAAGATGTTTACATTCACTTGTGTCATCATTGGATGAATATGGCGACTATTCATTACATATTATAGATGATAACTCAAGTGAAGAAACAAAAAATAAAATTAAAGAGATTGCACATTCTGCTACATTTAATTTTTTACCAGAAAGAAATCAAGATGGGTTAAATGGTAAACAGAAGTCACGTTACTCAGTTAAAGTTGCCTATGATTACATTGATACTTTACCTGAAGATGAATTAGTTTACATTGTAGAAGATGATTATTTGCATTATAATTATTCAATACAAAGAATGATTGATGCATGGAAGTTTTTTAGTAGTTTTGATTTAAGTGTAGACATTGGTATATTTCCACAAGATTTTGCACAATTATATCTACACCCAAGAAATTTATATAACGAAACATACGTCAGGCCATGTATTGTGGTTGCAGGACCAGATCGTTACTATCGCACTACATGGTTTACACATGAATCATTTATGGTTCGTAAATCAGTAATAACAAAATATAAAGAAGAATTTGATAAACTAATGGAGATTGGTGAAATAGATGGCAAATGGGAAGGCACATGTTTATCAAATGTATGGGTAAAACCTGATGTAAAGATGTTGATGCCCATGAAAACACTTGCTATACATGTAAGTGCCAAAGAAGATATTTCATTCTTCTGCGATGATTTTTATAGGCTATGGGAACAAAACGCATATTAGTTGTAGGTGCTGGCTTTGCTGGTGCCGTAGTTGCTCGTAAGTTACATGAGGCTGGTTATGATGTAACTGTAATAGATCGCCGTGATCATATTGCTGGTAATGCTTATGATTTTCAAAATGGTTTTGGTATTCGTGTGCATAGATATGGTCCACACCTATTTCATACAAATAACGAAGAAGTATTTAAATGGTTGACCAAGTTTACAGATTGGGTGCCGTACGAACACCACATCAAGGCCAAATTGAAAGATGGTACATTTGTACCTTTTCCTGTAAATAGAAATACATTGAAACATGTAAAGAAAGATGATGTATTTAAAGTATTCTTTGAACCTTACTCAAAGAAGATGTGGGGTGAATACTATAAAGAGTTAAGCAAAGATGTTTTTGATCGTGTAAAGCCTAGAGATACAAATGATGATAGGTGTTTTACAGATGAATATCAGTATATGCCAGTTGATGGTTATACTAAGATGTTTGAAAACATATTGAACGGCATCAAAGTTAAATTAAGTACTGATTATCATAAATCAATGGAAAATGATTATGACCATATATTTAATTCGATGGCCATAGATGAATATTATGATTATTGTTATGGTGAATTGCCATATCGATCAATACGTTTTCATACACACACAGTACCAATTGATGAAATATTACCATGCACCACAGTAAACTTTACTGACGATAATAAGTTTACAAGAGTTACAGAATGGAAACAAATACCAATGCATGGTACCAATATGAATTATAGTACAGTTACATATGAAGAACCTTGTGATTATAAAGAAACTGGTGAAAAGTATTATCCAGTTATCACAGAAAAAAATAAAGAGTTGTACAAGAAGTATAGAGAAATACAAAATGATAAGGTGACATTTATTGGCCGTTGTGGCCTTTATACCTACATGGATATGCATATGGTTATTTCGTCATCGTTATCAATTGCAAAAAAATTTATAAGAGAGAACAAATATGGTAAAGAAGAAGCATAACATAACAGAAGAAAGAAATTCATTTAAACCATTCTATTATCCGTGGGCATATGAGGCATGGTTGAAACACGAACAAATTCATTGGTTGCATACAGAAGTGCCAATGCTTGAAGATGTAAAAGATTGGAAAAACAAATTATCGAAAGAAGAAAAACAATTTCTCACACACATCTTTCGTTTCTTCACACAAGGCGACATAGATGTTGCTGGTGGTTATGTAAAGAATTATCTACCATACTTTCAACAACCTGAAGTTCGTATGATGTTGCTTGGTTTTGCGGCTCGTGAAGCACTACATGTTGCTGCATATTCACATTTAATTGAAACTCTTGGTTTGCCTGAAACCATGTATAATCAGTTTTTAGAATATGATGCCATGAAACAGAAACACGATTACATTTTAGACATTTCAAATCAAAATACATCAAAAGAAAACACAGCCAAACACATTGCTGTATTCTCTGCATTTACCGAAGGCATGCAATTGTTTAGTTCATTTATTATGTTGTTGAATTTCCCACGCCACGGTAAAATGAAAGGCATGGGACAGATTGTTACATGGTCGATTGTAGATGAGACAATGCATACAGAATCAATGATTAAACTGTTTAGAACATATATCGAAGAAAATAAAGAGATTTGGAATGATGATCTTAAATCTCAGATATATACCATTGCAACCAAGATGGTCGAATTAGAAGATAAGTTCATCGACCTTGCGTTTGACATGGGACCAATGCAAGATTTAACGTCTGAAGATGTTAAACAGTATATTCGTTATATTGCTGATCGTAGATTGATTAGTCTTGGTATGAAAGGAATTTTCAAAGTTAAAAAGAACCCGTTACCATGGGTAGAAGAAATGATTAACAGTCCAATTCATGGTAATTTCTTTGAGAATCGTGTTACAGATTATGCAAAAGGTGCTTTATCGGGAGATTGGGAAGATGTTTGGGGTAAAGCCGCATAAAGGAGAAATAAATGTTAGAAACTCTATTTTGGATTTTAGTAGGTGCTTTTATTGGTTGGAATTTTCCACAACCTGAATTAGCAAAAAACATTCAAGCCAAGTATTTACAAAAGTATATCGATAAACTAAAAGCAATTTTGTTTTTCTGGAGATAAAATGGCATATTCATCACAGGTTATAGACCACTATGAAAATCCTAGAAACGTTGGAAGTTTTGATCGACAAGACACCTCTGTGGGTACTGGAATGGTTGGCGCACCGGCCTGCGGCGATGTAATGAAATTACAAATTAAGGTAGACGATGGCATTATCACGGATGCAAAATTTAAAACATATGGATGTGGCTCTGCGATTGCAAGTAGTTCACTTGTCACGGAGTGGGTTAAGGGCAAGACTCTTGCTCAAGCGGCGGAGATTAGGAATACACAAATTGCAGAAGAACTTGCGTTACCGCCGGTTAAAATACATTGCTCCATATTGGCAGAGGATGCGATCAAAGCGGCCATAGGCGATTATAGAAAGAAAAACGAAATTGATAACACTAACACCATTAGCAGCTGAAAAAGTAAAAAATCATTTAATAAAACGTGGAAAAGGTGAAGGTGTTCGAGTAGGTGTAAAAACTACTGGTTGTTCTGGTCTTGCATATACTTTAGAATTTGTAGATCTGAAAAAAGAAGAAGATTTAACTTTCGAGTCACATAATGTTAAAGTATTTGTTGATCCAAAAAGTATTGTATATTTAAATAATATGGTTATGGATTGGACAAAAAAAGGTTTAAATGAAGGATTTGATTTTGTCAATCCAAATGAATCAGCTCGATGTGGTTGCGGAGAAAGTTTTAAAGTATAATTTTAATCCTGTGTGCATTTGCAACATACATATTAGAAACACAGGAGGTTTAATATGATTACAAGAGAACAACTGGCGCAAGCATTACAGAAACAATGGGCAGAAAGTCCACGATGGAAAGGTGTACGCAGAAATTATACTGCGGCCGATGTAGTAAGATTATATGGTTCTGTAGATGAAAAATTTACATTAGCAGAACGTGGTGCCAGTCGTTTGTGGCAAGATTTACAGAGTGAACCTTTTGTCAATGCATTAGGTGCTTTAACTGGTATGCAGGCACTACAACAGGCAAAAGCTGGTTTGAAGACCATCTATTTGTCTGGCTGGCAAGTGGCGGCCGATGCAAATATGGCAGGTGAAATGTATCCTGACCAGTCATTGTATCCTGCATATAGTGTACCAAAAGTTGTAGAAAAAATTAACAATACATTTAGGCGTGCTGACCAAATCCAATGGATGGAAGGCGTAGGTGAAATAGATTATTTTGTGCCAATCGTTGCTGATGCAGAAGCAGGATTTGGTGGTGTATTAAACGCATTTGAATTAATGAAACAAATGATTCGTGCAGGCGCCGCAGGAGTTCATTTTGAGGATCAACTTGCATCGGTCAAAAAGTGTGGCCACCTCGGAGGAAAAGTATTGGTTCCAACGAGAGAAGCAATTAATAAGCTCAATGCGGCACGATTGGCTGCTGATATCTGCGGTGTGCCTACTCTTGTGGTTGCTCGCACAGACGCCGAAGCTGCTGATTTGGTTACTTCAGATATAGATGAAAATGATAAACCGTTTTTAACGGGTGAGAGAACGGTTGAAGGATTTTATCGTACCAGACCAGGTCTGGAACAAGCCATAAGTAGAGGACTGGCTTATGCACCATATGCTGATTTAGTATGGTGTGAAACCGGGAAACCTGATTTAGAGTATGCAAAGAAATTTGCAGAAGCAATTCATAAACATTTTCCTGGTAAGATGTTATCATATAATTGCTCACCATCTTTTAATTGGAAGAAGAACTTAGATGATGCCACAATTGCGAAATTTCAACATGAACTCGGTGCGATGGGTTATAAATTTCAGTTTATTACTCTTGCTGGCTTTCATTCACTTAACGCAGGTATGTTTGACTTGGCTAGTGGTTATCGGGATCGAAATATGTCGGCATTTGTGGACTTACAGGAAAGAGAGTTTGCATTACAACAAAGCGGTTTTACTGCGGTCAAACATCAACGAGAAGTTGGAACGGGATACTTTGATGCCGTTACTACCACTATTGAGCAGAATAGCTCAACGACTGCAATGAAAAATTCAACTGAAACGGAGCAATTTCACTAATGAAACTATACATCTTTATTGCTTTGCTGATTGCAATTATTGTACCAGCATATGCACAAAAACAACCACAAGGCGTTACATATGACGCACAAATAGTAAGGGTAAATGACGGCGACACGGTGGTAATTAGTGCGCCGTTTCTCCCTCAGCCGCTCAAGCCAGAACTTGCAGTACGAATCTTTGGAGTCGATACACCAGAAAAAGGCCACAGAGCTCAATGTCCAGCTGAAGATCAAAGAGGAAGAGCCGCAACAGATTTCACCAAAAATGTCGTTAACTCTGCCACTAAACGTCAAGTGGTTTTATATGGATGGGATAAGTTTGGTGGTCGTGTACTTGGTGATATACTTTTAAATGGCCAATCTTTACGTGCAATGTTAATTCAAAATGGTTTTGCTCGTGAATATTATGGCGATGCTAAACAATCATGGTGCAATTAAATGAATTTACATCACGTATGCGATAATTGTGGTTCTGAGTTTACAATTAAATATGATGATTCACAAACAGAATCAGACCCTTTGCATTGTCCCTTTTGTGCAGAGTATATTGTAGAATCAGAGGAAGTTGATGATGACGAATGACCTGGTACTTTCATAATTCACCAGCAGAATTCACAGAAGATGATATAGGTGATGCCTTCGGGTTCATCTATATCATTACGCACAATAAAACTGGCCAAAAATACATTGGCAAAAAGTTTTTCACCAAATCTAAAACAAAACAGGTAAAAGGCAAAAAGAAACGCAGCCGAATTAAATCTGATTGGGAAACCTATTGGGGAAGTAATAAGAAGTTACAAGAGGATGTAAAGAAAAACGGTGAAGATGAATACACTAGAGAGGTTTTGCACCTCTGCAAGACTAGAAGTGAGTGTTCGTATTGGGAAACTTGGGAGATATTCAACCGCCACGCTTTAATGCATGATTCATACTATAATGAATGGGTGTCCTGTAAGATTCGGAAGGACCACCTTAAAGCTAAAGCATCTTAATTTCAAACCGGACACCGATACTTATGTATCCGGTGCTTCAAAACCTGTATCACCTGGTAAAAACATGCATCATTACCTTAAAAATACTTGACAAATGATGCGTTGCAACATATAATCTACTAAATAAGATTGTAATGCTTAAGGAGATTACAATGTTATTAAAACTTAAATCGTTTCTGGCAATTCTTTGGGATTCTATGATTGAGGCACAAGAAAAGCGTGCCGAATATTATAGGAAAACCAGAAAATTCATGGAATAAACTCAATCTTGCTTAATTAAGGAGAAACAAATGGTAAACGCAAAAGACTTTCAATTCGACACAATGGTAGACACAGCAAAAGATGTAGCAATCAAGACTGTTGCATTTAATTCAACCCTGGCTCAAGAAACCATTGCCTATTTTGATTCTGTTACAGAGAAAAAATTTAATACATATACCATGTGGTTTAAAAAAGGTATTGTAGATTTTACAGATGCAACAGAAAAATTCATCAAAACGGGACAAGTTCAGAACATTTTTGCAAATAGCAAATAATACACGTTCTTGGCTTCCAGTCAATAGAAATGGTTGGTGGATTAAGTTTTCCACCTACCATTCTCACAACATATTAATCTTTTTTGTATCTCAGCATACTGGTCAGACCATCGTAAGATACTTTGATAATGAAGATGATGCAGTCAAATATATCAACTACATCTGTGATTTAGATCCAACGGTTGAGTTGGAGGTTTGATATTATTGTTTTATAGCCATCGTGGAATAATATGTACTTGTCATATTTAACCATGTGCCGCCTGTTCCGACTTGTGTTGGACTGGATCTATTGATTGTATCACCTAACATTAATTGTCCATGAACATTATTTTTTCCCCAAGTCCATAAAGTACCATCTGTTTTGATTGCAGCCATAGTTACAGCGTTTGCGCCTCTTGAACTTGATTTTATTAGTTTACTCCAATTAGTTCCTGATCCTACTTGTGTTGGACTGCTTTTATTTACTCCTGTTGCATTAAGACCTAGCTGACCATTATTATTATTTCCCCAAGCCCATAGTGTTCCATTTGTCTTTAATCCTAAAGTACAATCTCCAGCGCCGGATGATACAGTTTCACTCCAATTTGTATCTGATCCAACTTGCACAGGTTCAGATCTGTAAACTGTTTGTTCACCTAAACCTAATCCTCCATAATAACTAATACCCCAAGCCCATAATGTTCCATTTGTTTTAATTGCAAACATCGGGCCGTTTGAAGCAGCACCACTAGTATCAAGTTTACTCCAATTAGTAGCAGAACCCACTTGAATTGGACTTGATTTATTTACTGCATCATTAATACCTAAAACACCTCCAAAATTATCACCCCAAGACCATAATGTACCATTAGTCTTAATAGCAAATCCTGCACGATAAGTTGATCCTATTTTAAACCATGTTGTATCTGAACCAACTTGAGTTGGACTTGATTTATATACTGTATTATTAAGACCTAATCTTCCTCTATCATTAGATCCCCAGGCCCACAAAGTACCATTGGTTTTTAAAGCCATTGCTGAGGGGTATTGTCCTATAATCTCAGACCAATTACTACTAGATCCAACCTGTACTGGACTGGATCTATTTACTGCATCATTAAGACCTAATGTACCATATATATTAGCACCGAAAGACCATAATGTTCCATCCAATTTTATTACAAAACAATTTAATCCTGAACTTGCCACAACAGACCAATCTGTTCCTGATCCTACTTGTGTTGGACTTGATCTATTTACTGCATCATTAAGACCTAAAACACCAAGGCTGGCGGCACCAGCTGTAAAAAGAGATCCTGACGGTGGTCCAACTGTAACCGTCAAACTAAATGTTCTTGGTGTATCTTGTAACTCAGCATCAACAGCGTTTACATCAAATGTAAATACTGTTTCAGAACCTACCGTTACAGTACCATAGAATAGTCCATTGGCCAATAACGTAGTACCTGCTGGTAATGATGTAGTATTAGAATAAGTTACATTAGAATCGGAGTTTGCACTAATACTTACAGCAAAGGCAGTATTAGCCTCTTGATTACTTAATGCCGCCGCTGTACTCCAAACAGGAGTATTACTAAAGGCCACACCAAGGACACGAATGGCAGTACCACCATCTGGATTTTGTACATACACCGAATAAGATCCAGCCGTTTTTGCCGGCACTTGCGCTCTAAGTGTAGTATCATTGACATATGTTGTACTTGTTGCAGCAGTATCGCCAATTGTAACCAGAGCACCAGATTGAAAGTTTGCGCCAGTAATCACCAAATAACCACCAGAAGTATTTACTGAGGTATCATCGAGCACCGCATAAGTACTATTGGCCACATTGACCGTAGTGATTCTTGGTGTCAAATTGGCTGCAACAGACGCATAGGTCGCATATGTGGCAGTAAATGCTGAATCTACTTTATCGGTTGATATTGCCGAGTTGGCGATGTTTTGGCCTTGGATTCTGGTAATGGGCATGATTGGATTCCTGTCAAATAATCACCTATTTATTCGTTCTAAATACTTGACAATTGAATTTTCATCATTTATAATACCTCTATGAAATCTATACTCGCCGAACTCAAAAATCTCACCGAAAAAGACAAACTCCATATAGCCTTAGCGTTACTTTTGTCTACCTTTACAGTAGGGTTAATTTCAATATTGTTCAATATCACCAGAGGTGAACAAATTGACTATTTCAAGCACCGTCTGCTTATGTTAGAAGAACGTATTGTTTATACTGATAAAAAGATAGATGATACCAGAGACAAATATGATCGTCAACTTGAAGGCCTCAAAGATCGTACCAATGAAACGGCACGCAAGGTCGAAGAGCAAGAGAAATGGATTGAAGAATGGAAAAAACTACCGTCTCTACCAAAACCAAAGAGGTAAACCTATGAAAAACGAAGTAGAAGCCTATGTTGGTGAATTAAAAGAATTGCGTGAAAAAGTCCGCCGTATAGAGCAAAGAGAAAACTTTATACGCCAGAGAATACAATGGCTCGATTCTGATATACGAATGAATACAAACTCCGATTGGGAAAAGAATCAAAAAAGAGAAATGAAAGAGTTTTTAGAATCACTCCTTGAACCAAAGAAAACAATGCGTGTCTCAGGTGTACCATATGAGGTAGACCTATAATTGACTGATTATATTCTCGCCGCACTTGTAATCATTGGTATGTTATTATTATTCATTCCTGGCATTGGAATCATCCTTGGTCTATTAGGTACATTATTATGAAATTTGAATGGAAAGAAACAGGTAATTCATGGTATTATTTTGCGGTCAAAGATGGCCGTGTAACGGGCCATGTGCATGAGATAACGCACACCAAGATATGGCTGGCCAAGATCATTATGAATCACAATAATGAAAAGTTTCTTGGTCAATTCATTTCATTAGAGTTTGCTCGAATGGCCGTAGAAAACTTTTGGCTGCAACAATCGATTACATTATTAGAGGCCGACTTTTAAATGAACCCCGTAAGATATAAAACAAATTGGATGGGCCCGCTCAGTAAAGAATGGTATGATAACAATAATCTACCACTCTGGTCTTATTCTGCTGGCCGCATAGATTTTTTAAATAACATGCATCCTGATGAAGAATACCTTGATTCAATGTCCGTACCGCCAATGCTGAATGAAGATTGGGATCGATTCTCTGCCTGGCTTGGTGCATTTGAAACCGATTTTCCATGGGAACTCGACCAGATTGTAGAATTATATGAAAGACAAAATCCAAAGATTACATGGTGGAAAGAAAAATGAATTTGATTCTTGTTACGACCTCCGAACAAAAGAATCAGGTCAAATTCAACAAGAATTAAAAGAGAAATTTGTAAAACCCACCGGTGAGAATAAAAAGATTATATTGATAAAGAAGGTATGATATGAACGGATAAGAATTAAAGGTAATAATGAAGCAAAATACTTGACTTTATAAAAATTTTCTGTTAAAGTTGTATAAGTAGTAATGTGCAATATTGCACTATAATTTAACAGTTAAAAACTTGTTGATTGCTCATATAAGAGTAGGAAACAAAGTTATTTAATAATTAAAAAGGAAAATTTAATATGTCTACCAATACTGGCATCCAGAAGGATGTCATCATTATTCCCGATATTAAAACTGTCGGAGAACTCTATAATCTAGCAAAGCAAAAACAAATCCAGGTCATGCCAGAATGGCTTCAACGCCTTATGCAACCAAAAAAATGGCAGGCAAGCAAAGGTAAAAAAACCAAAAGCTTTTTGTCTAGTTTTTTCAAAGGCAGCAGTCTTTTGACTCCGTTTTATTGGATTCAGATCGATGTTCTTGGAGAATTCATAAACGAAGAAATCGAATTATCTGAGGATAAGGTACGAGAGAAAATCTACCTTGAAATTGCGGCCAAGATTAATGAATATAAGAGTGCCGGTGTAAAATATATTCTGCTTGATGGACAGAATCGCTTATTTGAAGCATTAGTCAACTTTTTTGATGGAAAACTCATTGATAATGAATTTGAAGAAACGTTCATTGTTAATGGCCAACAGTTAAACAAATTTAAGTTTACTGAGTTAGATGAGGATGTAAAATCTTTGTTTTTCAACACTCAGGTTATCATTGCTGAGGGTATGCGTGGTAAGATTCGTTCTTTTATTGAATCTGTTAGGGATTTAAATGATGGAGAATCTTGGTCTAAATTTGAAGGTGCCATTATTCAACCAACTGCCTTGTCATATGAATTGAATCGTGCGTCTTTCAAAAATCCTAATATTCAATCTTTGTATGGCAATGGAGTATTGTCTGGAAACGTATCTGATATGTCTGGTGGTTATGAGATTGCTAAGAAAGGAGATTCCAGACATATGGCCGAGTTAATCTATATGTTGAACTATGGATGTAATAATGGTGCAGGCAATGAAGAGCGTCTTTGTGATATGATAATTGCTTCAGAAGGTAGATCTATTGATAATTTTAATCTTGTCCAAAAGTATTTGTTGTTTATTGCATCGTCTTTGAATTGTATGGCTAACACCAGCTTAAACGATAAGCAAAAGCCAATTTCCAAAGAGGGATTAAGAAATCTTGTATTGTTGCTTGATATGATAACCAATCCATTAAATGCCATGAATCATTCGGTACTTTTCAAGATTCGATCTTTAAAGGATATCAAACAACCAACATTGTTCTGTGAGGAGTTTATCAAGTGGGACAAGAATCGTAAGGACAAGAAGATTAATCCTCAAGATTTTGGTGGTGCCAAAAACAATCCAATACCAGATACGTATGCTTTTGCTAATCAAGGACACAATCCTTCCAATATTCAAGAACGCATGAAGTATATTAATTATGAGTACATCAAGGAGAACTATGAGAAATGGACAGCCGAATCATATGTAAGTGATTCTACTGTAAATTACAAGAGCTGGGAGAACTACCTCAAAGCTAAGAATAATTACATTGATCCATATAATAAGGCTGATCCTGTCATTGATCTCCGTTCTAAAGTACATGTAGACCACATTAAACCGAGAAAGAAGGGTGGTACGAATGAACCAGAAAACCTCACCGTAACCAATCCAACCTCGAATTTAATAAAAGGTGCAAGATACTAAACCAAACAAGAGGAGACTAAAAATCTCCTCTTTTTTTATGGTCTGAATAATAAGATAAGTAGTAACCGAACTGTATAAAAACCAGCGGAAAACCTGAGCTAGAGATGGGCCAGTATAAAGAAAAATCCTGTAAATTCTGTAAAAAACTGCATAGAAAACGAGGCCCATATTGCGGCCAGTCTTGTGCGAACCGTGATAGACCCGAATATTCTGCCAATGTCGCTAATGCTATGCGAAAGGTTGCAGAGGATTATAATAGAACACCAGAGGCTCTCGCAAAGCAGGCCATGTTTAACACCTCGATGAATTCTCTGACAGCCGATGATTTTGCGATTAATATACCAGACCAGAATACTCTCGATGATTATACTGAATATAATGAGTATAATAAAGCAGAGAAATGGTAAGTTAGTACCCACTCACATTCTGTTGCATAAAAACAACAGCCCCTCCTAGACGGCTTGACAATTGCCGCAAAGTATGAGATAATGGTTTCACAGTAGAAAAGGAAACCATTTATGTTTATTACCAGTATGAGTCAAGTAAAAAAGCTTACAGCGGCCGAGATTCTTGGCGGATTCAAAAAAACTGCTACCGCCAATAATGCATACTCCTTGAGCAATTCTCAGAAAATGCAGAAGCTTGCCAATGATATGCGGAAAGTTCTAAATCAACAGGTCGAATCCTATAAAGAGCTTGTGATTGACACCTACCTGGACTGCGACTATGATAAAGTGAAAATTTCAAAGCGTGTCGCCAAGGTTCCCAAATATGCTCGTGGAGTGACTAAGTGATTATATTAGAATTTATTGGATTATTCGCTGCCATTGTGGCGATTGT